TAGAGCTAGACGAATGGCAGAAGTGGCTACTACGACATCTTCTAGAAAGATACCCAGACACACACCCAGATCCCGATCTTGCAGGCAGACTTAGATACAGGCAAGCGGTAGTTAGTCTAGGCAGGCAGAACGGCAAGAGTTTACTCGCGGCTATCTTGGGGCTTTACGGGTTACTCGTGCATCAGCCTTCTGGCGCTCAAGTGCTATCGCTTGCCAGTTCCTCAGATCAGGCGCGCATTATTTATTCTCGGGTTCTGTTTGTAATCCAGAACAATAAGTTTCTGTCTAAGCGGTTCAAGAAAGCTACTGAGATGCGTGGCATAGTAACAGCAGACGGCAGCGGCAGGTATGACGTAAAAGCCGCTAAAGAATCAGCACTTCAAGGTATCCCAATCTCACTTTGTCTATTCGACGAATTGCACCTGGCTAAGGTAGGAATGTGGAGCGCGGCAGTGTTCGGCACGTCTCAGCGCAGAGATGGATTAGTGCTAGGCATAACTACAGCAGGAGATCAGAACTCAGAAACACTTATCGACCTTTACAAGTCCGGCAGGAAAGCCGCTTCAGGTGACCCCGAGCTAGAGCGGTTTGGTTTCTTTCTTTGGGAAGCTAAAGAGAATGCTCCAGTGACAGATCCCGAGGCAATCTTTGCAGCTAATCCCTCAGTAGCAGCCGGTCGGATACCACTAGCCCAGGTGATTAGCGACTTGCAGACTTTGCCAGAACACGAAGCTAGGCGCTACAGGCTAAACCAATTCATTAGCGGTTCTGCTGCTAGTTGGTTGCCTAGTGCAGTGTTTAGAAAAGCAGGCGGTCAAGGTGTTGAGGAAATGAAGGGAGCTGTCTTTGCAGTAGATGTTAGTCGCAACTGGGAACACGCTACTATCGCAGTTGCAAACTCTAAAGACGGCAAGCAGCAGACAGAGCTAGTCCAGACTTTCGTAAACCCAACTGAAGACCAAATCTTTACGCGCCTAACGGAGCTATTCGCAGAACACGCGCCTCGAGCAATTGCGCTAGATGATAGACAGCTAACTAACATTGGCAAGCGGCTAAAGTCCGTAGGCATTCCAACTTGGCAGCTTTGGACTAAGGAAGTAACGGCAGCTTGTTCGGCAGTGTATGCACTATTTTCAACTGACATGGTCACACACAATAACGATCCGCTGCTAATTATGCAATCGCCTAACGGAGTGACTAAGTACACCGGTGAGAATTGGCTAATATCTAGGAAAGAATCACTTGGTGAGATAGATGCTTTGCTCGCAACTATTTTTGCTTTGTATGTAAGTTCGCGCGCCCAACACGCGCAAATCGGTGTATTCTAAATTACACTAATGTAATTAGGATAGGTGCATGGCAACACTATGGCAAAGAATCACAAACGCGCCTATGCAGAAGCGCGCTAAACAGCCTACTATTCCAACGCGCTTAGACGCAACGGTTACAGCAGATACGGCCCTAAGCTTGACGGCGGTTTATCGCTCAGTGCAGATTATAGCTACGCCCATCTCTAAAATGCCAATCGAGACTTATCGCTACGCAACTGGAATGGATTTCAGAATTGAAAGCCCGGTGCTAGTCAATAAGCCGGACATAAATAGCAACAGGCGCGACTTTCTATTCCAGACAGTTACAAGTCTCGCGCTAGAAGGAAACGCCTTCTGGCATAAAAGCTTTTCAAGTAACGGGCAAGTCAATAGCCTTACGCTTCTCCCGGCTTCTGCGGTATCTGTCGCTTATGTAAACGATCAGGATTTAGCCCAGGGCGTTTACTACAGCTACGAGGGCGTTAGCTACAGTGCAAACGAGATGGAGCAGCTAAAGCTTTTTAGCAAGTCCGGCGATCTCCGAGGCGTTAGCCCTATCTACTCATGTCGGAAAGACATCTCGGCGGCGCTAGACCTACGCGACTATGCGAAGAACTGGTTCAACCAAGCAGGAGTGCCGACAGGTATCCTAAAGACCGGGCAGCAGGTAAACAAAGATCAGGCCGACATTATTACCGACAATTGGCACAACAAGCAGCAGAACAGACAAATTGCAGTTCTTGGCAACGGGTTCGATTATCAGGCAATTTCTTTATCTCCGCGTGAGGCGCTATTCACTGACACAGTGGAGCAATCGACAGTAAACATAGCTCGACTATTCGGCATTCCTTCCAGGCTGCTTTTGTCTACAGTGCCGGGCGGTTCAGACACTTACTCAAATTTGCAGGACGAAAACGCCATCTTTTTTCGTCATACGCTAATGGGCTACACCGACGCAATAACAGACGCGCTAAGTAACTGCTTGCCTCGCGGCACTAGGGTCGAGTTCGACTATCAACACCTATTCCGCGCCGACGTTGCCACACGTTACAACTACTATTCAACCGCTATCGCTGCTGGGATTCTTACAGCAGAAGAAGTAAGAGAAAGAGAAGGACTAAATGCCTGAAATTGAAATCAGAGAAGCAGACCTAAATCTAGACGAAGCTCAGGAAAGAACTATTACCGGGCTAGCTGTTCCTTACAATCAGGAAGCAGACATCGGCGGCGGCATTACTGAGAGGTTCGCTCCGGGCGCAATCGACTCTATAGAAGATGTAAAACTATTTTACGGACACGACGAACCAATCGGCAAAGTTATCTCAGGCAGAGAAACAGAAGCAGGCTATGAGATCACTGCAAAAGTAAGTTCAACATTACGGGGAGAAGAAATTCTAACCCTAATGCGTGATGGCGTACTTAATAAATTTTCAGTTGGCTTCATGCCTATCGAACAGGATAGAGATGGCTCACTGATTACTCGGACACTTGTAGACCTCAAAGAGGTTTCTGTTGTTCCGTTTCCGGCTTTCGCTGGTGCAAACATAACCGAGGTTAGAGAAGATCAGAAAGATTCTGAGGCTATCGAAACCCAAACAGAAGAAAGAAAATCTATGTCAGAAAACATTGAACTAGACGTTCGTTCTGTGCAAGACGAAATGGCTGAATTGCGCCGGGTAGTCGAAGCAGGACTTACAGCAGCAACACCTAAGGTAGCAGGCTCAGAAATCCGCTCACAAGGAGAGTTTGCCAAGAAACTCCTAATCGGTGATGCCGGAGCTATTGAGCTTGCTCGTGCAGCTTCCACTAGTGCCAACACCGTCACAACTGCCGCTTTCGTTGGTCAGATCAACAACCTAATCGACAACAACCGCCCGGCGCTATCTGCCTTCTCAAGAGCAGCACTTCCGGGAACTGGGCTTGCAGTTGAGTACGCTTCAGTAACTGCTAACACTTTGGTAGTCGGAGAGCAAGATCCAGAGAATGAGGCACTTTCTTTTGGTAACTTGACAATCGCTAACACTTCTGCGCCAGTAAAGACTTACGGCGGTTACACAAGCTTTTCTAAGCAGACAATCGAGCGATCAACCGTTGATTACCTAAACACCGTATTTCAGGCGCTTACTATTGCTTATGCAAACGCTTCTAACGCGGCGTTCGTTGCACACGTTGAAGCCCTAGATATGACCGGGAAAATCTTTGACATCTCGGCAGGAACTCTAGCGGCACTAATAGGTGGTATCACTGATGGCGCTTCTGAGATCTTCGAGGGAACTGGTCTTCGACCTGAAGCTATTGTTACTTCTACTGAGGGCTACAAGTTCCTAATGACTATCGTAGGTTCTGACGGCAGGCCAGTAGTTCTGCAAGACGGTCAGGGAATCAACAACGTTGGAACTGCTAACCTTCCTGGACTATCCGGCAACCTTCTAGGAATGCCAGTAATCGTAGATCCGGCTATGACCGCTAACAAGGTCTACATGGCTAACAGCCGCGCTATCCAGTCTTTCGAGTCTGCAGGCGCTCCAGTACGTCTAACCGATGGTGACATCACAACCCTTACCGATTCGGTCAGCGTTTACGGCTACATGGCGATCACTACACCATTCGCCGGGGCAATCGTAGAACTAGACATCGTAGCCTAAGGAAATCTGAATGACAACGGTAGTCACACTGGCAGAACTTCAGGCCTATGTAGGGACAGACGAAACAGGTAGTTTTATACAATCTTGTCTAGATTCTGGCACTGCTCAGGTTGGAAACTATGTCGGAGTGATTACCGTTGTTCCAGATCAGATACACAGACAGGCAACGCTTATCTGTTCCTCAGAGCTATTTCACAGGCGTTCAGCGCCTAATGGAGTGGCGCAATTCGCTAGCTTAGATGGAACACCCGTCAGGGTCGCTAAAGACCCTATGGGCGCTGTCTATCCGCTGCTATTGCCTTATGTTGGTTTTGCAGTATGAGTAACGAAATTACTATCTCTAAAGCCGAGTTGAAGCTTGACCTCGAGGAAGCTGGTATTAGGGTTCTTGATTATGTACCGGAGCGAATAACGCCACCGATAGTGATTATGAGTTCTGCTAGCCCTTACCTAACACCTAGCACTTTAGGGACTCAGTACGACCTAAATCTAGAGCTAGTAGTTATAGCTTCTACTGCAACAAATAAGCAAGCAACTGAAAATCTAGATCAGGCAATTCATAACGTGCTAACTGCTATGCCTAGATACGCTCGAGTGATTCGAGTAAATGAGCCTTACAATCTACAAACTAACAACGCCGAGTACCTATCGGCAAACATCTCACTCGAGCTAGAAATTACTATTTAGAAAGGTCATGAAATGACTAACACAAGAATCATCGCAGAAAACATTAAGTTTCTTATAGCAGATGTTGAGTACGCCTGCGCCGCCACTATGGTAGAGCTAACCCTGGGCGATGCTCCTGGAGATGTCCAGACCTTCTGCGAACAGCGTGTAGGCGGAGAGTGGGCATTAGCCCTTGAAGGTATTACGTCAGGAGACGCGGATTCTTTGTATCGTGTTCTTTGGGCTAACTTTGGAACTACTGCAACTTTCGTAATCGCTCCTAA